GTCTTTTTTAACTTGTCCCCCTGTTACAACGCTTAAAAGTTTTCTTAGTTTCTTATCTCTGAATAGCTTGAAAAATATTTCTGCTGTATTAACTTCTTTATCTTCATTCGCACCCATCAAAAGATGCTCTAATCCTGAATCTTTCAATACATCAAAAACTTTTTCAATTGTCAATAAATCCGTTTTAATGTTGAATCTTTTTTTTGCCATTTTAAACCTCTCTCTTGTTTAATTAAAAGGGTCGAGTCTCTCACGCTCGACCCTATATTACTATGTAAATAATGTTTTCCATCTTCTAAAGTTCGTGCCATAAATACCACCGTCAATTAGTTCTCCTGTAACCTCAATATCTTCAATAGTATTTCCGACTTGATTAGTTTTAATTTTTAATTGCAATAACCCTCCGTCTGTATAAAGTAGATTTTGTGTATCTACTAAAACAATTACCTTTCTTGTCGTGTCCATTGCTAACAATGTTGCCCATTCTGCATTTGTTGGATCAATAACCTTCCAAGCTGCATTCACTTTTAATGCTGGAATCCCTCTATTTCCTTCGAATCCGGACGGATCAGCCGTTAAAGTTGGGTCTTTTTGAAGTCCAATTCCTGCAATTTGATCGAACTGCTCTCCGTTTACCGCTAGTAATTGAGTAGCTAATTTTTCTGCTCCTGTTGCACCCGAAATATCGTCCATGTTTGAAGTCCAATCCGTAACAGCTGCCGAAATACTCGGAAAGTCATCACAAACGAACAATCTAAAATAATTTGTTTCTGCTGTTTTTAAAGCCATAATTCACACCTTTTTTATTTAATTATACTGGAAATAATGTTTTGTGTCTATTGATATTATCATCATAAGTCCCACCATCTGCAAGCTCTCCGAAAACCTCAATGTCTTCTATTGTATTTCCGACTTGATTTAATTTTAATTTAAATTGTAATAATCCACCATCGGTATATAGTTTATTTTGCGTATCTACTAAAACAGCGACTTTTCTTGTATTTTGCAAAGTTTTCAAATAATCCCATTCCGTGTTGGTTGGGTCTATCACTTTGAAATTACAATTGATCTTTAATGCTGGAATCCCTCGATTCCCTTCACTTCCAGCAGGATCCGCCGTTAAAGTTGGGTCTTTTTGTAGTCCAATCCCCGCAATTTGGTCAAATTGAATTGCATTTGCATCTTTTAACCTTTTTGCAAGTTCTTTGTCATCCGTGGCAACGCTTATATCGTCCATGTTAGTAGTCCAGTCAGTAACATAGATCATCGCTTTTCCTGCTAAAAATGGAAAGCTATCACATATAAATAGACGAAAATAATTTGTTTTTGAAGTTTTTAAAGCCATTTAAAACCCTTTAAGAATGAGGAAATTCTGTTTTATATCTGATAAAATTTACACCATTGACGCCACCATCAGGTAATCCACCCATAATTTCCACGTCTTCAATAGTATTTCCTACTTGATTAACTTTGATATTAAGTTTTAGCTTATCGCCTGCAATATAAAGCTTGTTTTGAATATCAACTAAAACGACTGTTTGTCTTGTGTTTGGTATTGTTTGAATATATGTCCATTCTGTATTTGTAGGATCTATTACTTTAAATTGACAATCAATTTTTAACGCTGGAATACCTCTATTCCCGATAAACCCAACTGGATCAGCAATTAAAGTCGGCTCTTTCTGTAATCCTATTCCTGCGATTTGGTCAAACTGAACCCCGTTAGCATCTTTCAACCTTTTTGCAAGCTCTGCATTATCTGTAGCAACACTTATGTCGTCCATGTTTGAAATCCAGTCAGTGATACATTTTGTATCAACCGACTCACCTAAAAAAGGCAATGAGTCACATATGAATAACCTAAAATAATTTGTTTTTGCTGTTTTTAAAGCCATCTTTTAACCTCTCTTTTTAATATGTATATAAAGTATCTTTTTTATCGTTGTCAATATCGCAATGTATAAATTCTTTTGCAACGCCTATACGAGTGAATCCTGCTTGCAATAATGCTTTTACTATAGTTAGTTGCTTAACTCCTCCAATCGCTCTAATATCAACTGCAAGCCCTTTTAAATGACTACTATCTGATTTGCCACCAACGTTTTTATTATGATCTTTACATCTATAACCGGAATTTATTATAAAAGGCGTTTTCGCTAGGTATCTCGCTACGTTCAATTTATCAATTAAGTCTTGACTTATTTGATTTCCTTCACAACATTTGCAACGAAATTCTTTTTGTTTGAAATAATTCATATTTTATGCCCTTTATTCCATGCACTTTGACCAAATTCATGAACAAATTTATAATATATGTTAGCTAATATATATATGGCTCTTCTTTTTGCTCTTGCTTTTAAGATGTCATCCCAGTTAGAAAGCTTAAACCATGTCAATTTTTTAGTTTCTTTTATATAAATATGTTCTGCAAGTCTTTCCATATTGTTTTTTAATCTTTTGTCGGATTTTTTTCTGTCTTTTGCAAAACTATAATCAAGATCGTGTATATTACAACATATTGAAAAGTCTATTAAAATTTTATCAGGTACTAAGTCAACATTCCAACCAGAACCGCAACCATTACAAAGCTTATTGATCTCTTCATTTGACATTTTTTTATATTTTTGATTACATTCTAATACATTTATATATTTATTTGCACTAATGTCATTTATCATTTTTATATATCTCGCTAAAGTAATATTCAATATTTAAATGTTCAACCATAAATTCTATAAAACTTTTCTCACCATCTATATGCTTGTTAGAATTTATTTGATGTAACTCTTTTTTGGTCATTATTGATCTTTGTATATTTCTAAAACTATTTCTCTAATAAAAGAAACTGTTTTCGTGTCAAGTTTTGTTTCTTCACAATTCCAGTCTTTTATCGGATTTGTTAAACGACCATTCAAATTTAATAGTTCTTCCATGTCTAAAACAGTGTCTTCTAAAGCATCGTGAAAAGCTGTAAATATTGTGTACATTTTTTGAAATAAATTATTATACATTTTAGTGTTAACAACTTTTTTTATTTTTCTCTCTATCCTTACATAGTTAGCTTGGTGCTTTTCTTCAAACAATTGTAAAAACTCGTCACACCCTCCACGATCAATAAATATTTTTTTATACATATCCCCATTTTTATACAAAAATTCATTTATCCACCATTGCGAGTCTAATAATTCATTTTTTGCCTGCTCTCCTTTTTTCCCGCCATGATACGCATAAACAGCTTTCTCTTTTAAAGTCATGAACGCTTGAAACCAAACTGTATATTTTACTAGCAATAAAAGTTTTACATTTTCAAGTCTTTTTTTACTATCATCTTCATTTTGAGAATTGCCTACATAATTAAGAGATAAAATTCTAGTTCTGATCCAATCCCTTGTTGTAGTGAAGATGTCATGATCTATTATCATCTGCAAGCGTTCTTTGTCGTTCGCTGGAACTCTTCTTTTCCACGGATTTTTATTTTTTGTAGCTTTGTAAGTGAAAATACCAGTTATTAAAGAGCCTATAATTGTGAAAATACCAGTAAGCAATATTTGTAAATTTGTCAAAGTAACCTCGTTATAGTAAATCAATCAAATCTTTTAATTCATCTAATAATCTTTTTAAATCTTTTTTGTCATTTGCTAGTTCTAATTCAGTTCCGATTCTAGCTTCTATTTCATTTCTCTGCACTACTTTACTATTATATATTTGTTGAGGGTCTTGTTGATGTCCCATTTTCTACTCTCCTATTTCTTTTAACTTTTTATCTATTTTATCTTTGATCTGTTTTTTATATAAATTGTCTTGTAATTTTTCTTTATAAATATCCTTTGATAACTCTTTTAAATCTAACCTCAACCCTTTTACGTCTTCATTTCCTACTTTTACAACAAATAAGAATATTGTAAAAAGTAATGTAATTATATTTAAACTCAATAAGATAGCTATCCATATAAAAAACTTCTCTTTTATTTTACCTATATCTTCTTTAATTGTTTTCATTTCTCTTTTAACGTCCATATTTACCACTTTATAATATTTCTAATACTATTCTGTAAACTTTTGAAAGTGTTTTTTCTTCATTGTCGTTATCAATTTCAACCTCGTCTTCATCTTCATTTAAAAAATAATATACGCCGTCTGTAATTGAAAATTTATTAGGCTTATTTGTAAAACTTGGATTATATGTATCAATCAAAAGGTCATCAATTGTCAAAAAAGAAACTAATCCCTCAACAGTCACGTTTAAACCTTTTAAATTAAACGACCATTCTATTGACTTTTTCGAGCCGTACAAATTGTGATCAGTAATTAACAATTCTGCATATGTTCGTTTCATTGCAGTAGTGCCAAAATTAACCGGCATATCGCTTAATCTTGTTTGTAAATCTTCTTTCATTGCTAAAATTGTATCTTTCAAGTTATAACCCTCTTTGCATATGCATCAATAATTGATTCTTCGGATTTTCCTAAAAATAAAAACTCTCTTTTTGGAATAGTTAAATTCATTTTTCTTGAATGAGATTTAACTGTCTCGCTCTTGCCTTTTCTTTTCCTTGAATGAGATTTGACACTAACAGTTTTATTTATTCGACCGCCTTCGTTGTGTATTCTTGCATATTCTATAATCGTTCCAACAAATATTTTATAATTACTTGATATGCCTTTTATTGATCTAAGCATAGAACCCGTATGAAACAATATTTTATTTTTTGTCTTGCCGGGTTTGTTATCTTTTGTTTTCTGTTTTAAAGGCTTCCAGTTTTCAGTTTGATTTTTTATTTTATCTTTAATACTATTAGCTAGCTCTATTGATAGTAATTTATTGCTAGAATCTAGCTGTTTAATAGCCTTTGATAAATGTTTAGAAAGTGACAATGTCATCTAAATACCTCGCTCCTGTCGATTGTGTAGCTTTGGCGTATGGTTTTAAATCCGGTTTACTATCATCTTCCTTAAACTGTTGAAAATAATTTTCTAACAAACTCATTGCTTGGTCTTTTTCGTCCTGTCCTGTTACATCTGCATTTGAGAAGTCATACACTTCACCGATTGCGTAAAGAGTAATAGCTTCGGCTTGCATTTCGTCCGATTCGTCATATGTTTGATCTGATTTAATACAGAACGCTTTTATATAAAGCTTTGCAGAATTTAAACATTGTGCGACTACTTCTTCTGTTGTTTGCCCTGTTGTATCGGCATAAATGGAAGCCTTGTCGGCTCCCATTCTGTCAATAACGTTTTGCGTTGTAACTGCCATTTAAAACCCTCTTATGCTGTATAAGTACCTTTTGCACTTTTTAAAGCTCCAAATAATGGAATTGGCTTTGTTGATACTTCTATTGTCATTACTCTTCCATTTGGAGAAACCTGTGGAATGATTAAGAAAGGCATAGCTTTAAAATCATTTAGGAAGTTGTCAATTTTTAAATATCTTAGTTTGTGACCTGCTTTTGGGTTAATCATTAAGCAAGTATTATCTGCAACGGCGTTTGTTGTTGCTTGAGTCTCTGCATTTTTATAAACTGCTTGCTCATTTCTTAGGTTAAATCTACCCATTTTAATAATTTCGTTATCGCTATCATACCTTGCCGATACTACATCTTTTGTAGTTTTTGCGCTGATCTTGTCTAAAATACCATACCAGCCGTCAGACCAAACAAGAACTTCAATTTCTTTCCCCGAGGCTCCAGCATCCTTCATGCCATCATACATAGTATTAAGGTTCTTTTGAACAGTTCCAAGAGTAACACTTGAACTCCCCCAGTTAGAAATTGCAGTATTTGGAACAGTTTCAGAATATAGAGTAATGTCATCCCAGTCATTTGTACCCGTTCTAGCTTTCCAGCTTAAAGTACCAGTTAAAGACTTTGCACACATTGACTCAACAGTTTCCGCAACCATCATTTTAGCATCTTTAATAACTCCTGCTTTCCATTGTGCTAATGATTCACCTGTTAATTGCATGATTTCGCTTACTTCTGTAGCTGTAAACGTCATCACACCGGCTATAACTTCAGGACTAATTTTTTCAATGTTTCCTGTTGCGCTCCCTACTGGTTCAGCACTTGCACCACCAATTACCATAGGTAACGCACTTATCACTTTGTTGATTTCTTGCTTACTAATATACGTAAACGGGTGAGTTCCTTGATCTTTAAAGATTAAATCCTTAATAGGTGACTCGACCGGCGTTGTAGTGTCTAAGACTTGCGCAATTGACTTCGGATCAAAAGCTGTGTCTAAACCGCTAATATTAATCATAATTTACCATCCTTTTTATATTGTTCTAATATTTAGTTTAAGCATTTCTTGATTAAGTGCGAATTGTTTCGCAGTCGATAAAGTCGAAGTTAAAACAGTTTCCGATTCATCGTCAATAATATACCAGTTAGCGAAGTCAATTAGTCCAGCTTTTAACATAGTACACTCATTTGTGCTTTCGTTGTACTTAATCATTGCACCATAAAAAACTTGATTCGCTAAGTCTTCCTCGTATAATGCTACTGAATTATCTGTTGTCAATCTTCCAAGTAATGTGAAGTTGTTAATTGCGCTTGATCCCAAATTAAAAACTTCTGTTTGCAATTGGTCATATGCCACAATGTGTTCGGTATCTACTACCACGCTTGCAATTGTTGAATTTCTGCTTATTGTCATAATAAACCATCCTTTTTATATTTGTTTATATTTTATTTGCGTAATCTACAAATTTTGTATTATTACTATCTTCTTTTTTTTCAAAATTCATTTTTCCAGCCTTTACAATTATTTCCTTTTTTTCTCCACCTATCAAACTCAAATACTCGGAAAATTCTTTCTCATCTGTTTTTTCTGAAAAGCTCATGAACTTGTTTCTCATATTTTCTCTTTCTGTCTCGTCTGCGATTCCTAGCTCGTCAAGTTTTGCCTCAATTAAAGCTTTTACTTTTTCCATCTTTTCTGCTTCAAGCTTATCTTTCATTTCTTTGATTTCAGCCTCTGCTTTTGCTAGCTTGTCATTAGCTTCATTCAATCCAGCTGTAGACTCTGCAAGTTCTGTGCTTTCTTCAAAAGATAAGATTTTTTCGTTTGCCTCTTTTAGTTTATTTTCTAAATCGGCAACTTTAGCCTCTAAGTCTTTGATTTTTTCGTTTTCCATTTTTGAAACCTCTTTTTTAAAATTTATATCTGAATTATTAAAACTCATTATGTTTTGATTTTCTTCAAATTGGATTGCAGGCATTCCAGAAACCGCTGGATTGACTCCAACCGGTAAAAATCCAAGATGTTCAATTGAATTATTATCAATTTTAATTGATCTTGTAGGAAATAAACCATCTTTTATACTATTTGCAAAGTTCAAAGGGACGTCTTTTAATCTAGCGACTAAATCCTTACCCATCCTTTTTAATTCCTTAAACCCTCCCAAAGAATAACTTGTAGTTTTTGGGTGATGTATTACCAAAGCTACTTTGCTTATATCAGTATTATTTATAATATCATCAAGATTCTTTTCACTAAATTCTGCTTTTATACCTTCAGAACTCATATGTTTTCCAGCCCTAAAAATAACTATATCTTGATTTTCTATTGCTTGTTTTGCATTCATTGTAGTAACTCTAATTTAATTATAATAGTTTATTATATAAATAATATTATAATAATGCAATAGACAAATACAGACAAGAATAATTTTTTGACATAAAAAAAAAGAGACTCGAAAGTCTCTTAGTTGAATATTTTGTTTTATTTTTATCTGTCTAAGTCGCGTATAATTATCCTCTTATTCTATTTTATTATCTCTATAATTAAATATTTTTTCTCCATAGATTGCTTCCAGCGCTTCATCAGCTATCAAAGTATTATAATTATTATTTATATTGTAATCGCAGCTAGAAACATATCTAATATATTCTTCACAAATTTCTACTAGTTTAGTACAACATATATTTTCTTTTTTTTGTGGCAATTCATTCCGTTTTTTTATTTCTTCTTGCAAGTCTTTCATAGTATAATATGACAATGACATAATTAACCCCTTTAATTAAATTCTTTATAAAGTTTTTTACCTGCTTTTGATTCTAATAACACAATTCTTTTACTTTCGCAATTTGGACAAGCTGGATATCTATTAGAAACACGCCAAAGTGTATAAATTATTCCCGGCACTAAATAGAATAAATATAATAATATTTCAATTATTATATTACCTTTTGTAATTATTTTAGCCTGTTCATTTTCTCCACAATCTCTACAAATTATTTTAGTATCTTTTTTTATTTTCATTTTTTAGCTCCTTTTATTTTACCATTATAGTAGCAGAATTGAAATTTTGCCCATATTTTTTTAATATTATTTCACATTCTTTTATTATTTCTTCATAATCTTCATGAGTTTTACCTATTCCGATTCTTTCTTTCATATCTGCAACATCTTGATAAGGCTCTTTACCTGCTCTATATCTTGCAACATTGATATTATTTAACACCATCCATATGGAAGTTAACAGCTCACCACTTCTATAAGTTGGTGAATTTTTTGAAAAGAAAGTTTCACAGTCATAACAATAAAATCCTTCTGTACTTCTCGATCTATGGTCGTGTATACAATTCATATTTTACCCCTTTTATTTTCATTTTTATTCCTTTTCCATTTCCATTATAGTTTTAACTATTTTAATATAATTATTATATTGTTTTGCGTATTCATTATCTTTATGAGTCTCTTTTACTTTATTTTCAAACTCTTCAAGGCTCCCCTTAAAACAACCACATACAACTTGAATATTGCCTTTTATCCAGTAAGTAGTAGTTTTTGAATCTCTTGACCCTATTTTATTTCCTGTATATCTATTGGGATTATATTTAAAATTACTACAATAACTACAATAACTACAATAACTACAATAACTACAATAACTACAATAACTACAACCACGACAATCACTACAATCATAACAATCATGACAATTAATACAATCTCTACAATCTCTACAATCTCTACAATTACTACAATCACGACAATCAATACAATTTATAAGCGATTCGCTATATTTTTTTGCTTGATCTTCTGAGTAATAATCGCAATCCCATTTATTATTATATTCATCAATCCACCATCCATTTTCTTTTTTCATTTTACACCTCTCATAATTACCCCTAAAACAAAACAACCCTAAAAGAATCAAGCGTCCACTCCTGAAATCTTAAAGGGTTGTCAAATTGTTTCGGCTTTGTTGTGGACGTATGCCGTATAAAAGTATAATACAATAAATTTTGCACAATGTCAAGATTTATTTTAATTTTGACAACCATTGTGTGTAAATTCTATCTGCTATATTTGCAGTCATTAAAGGAGGAACTGACATTCCAATAATGTAATAACTTTTATTATTCATAAAATTATAATCCATAGGGAATGAACCGGCTTTTTTAATTTCATTATCAAATAAAATCCTTTCTGTTTTATAATCATAAGGGACGCCGTTTGCTCTAATTGTTGGTAGTACTTTATCCGGTCCTGCTTTTATTTCATTAAAATAACTACCTTTTTCATGTACTGAACTAAAAGGATTTCCGGGTTTTGTCAGTTTCCAATATTTAGAAATTTGACTTGACAACCCTATTGCACTTTCATTACCTTGCTCTTCTCTTATTTCTTTATAATGTATTACTTCATGTTCAAAATTTAAATCAAGTTCTGGCTCTTCTCCAAATAAATCGCAAGTTCCTATATGTTTTAATAAATCTTCTCTAATTCCATAAAAAAATACTCTTTGCCTTTTTTGAGGGACACCCATTTTTGAAGCATCTAAGAGTTTTAAACCAACCTTATACCCTGCATTATCAAAAGCTTTGAATATTTTATCAACATACTCTTTTGCCTCTCCCTGTATTAAACCTTTTACATTTTCAGCTATTACAATTTTTGGTTTTAATCTTTTTGCTACATCTATAAAATCAAAAAACAAAGTATCTAATACTTGACTTGCTTGTCCTTCTCTGAATTTTTTTTCTTTTCCCCAGTCTTTTCCTCTATTCCCAGCCATCGAAAAGCTACTGCAAGGTGGAGAACCGTCTAATATGTCAAGATTATATAAATCCTCTGGTAGATTTTCAAGATTCTTAAATTCTCTTATATCCATTAAATAGTTATATTTAGGATTGTGATTTTTCACATAACATTCATTCATTTTAGGGTCTATCTCATTGCATCCTATTACATCAAACCCAGCTAGCTTGTAACCCATTGTTGAACCACCACCACAAGCAAAGCAAGAGAATACTTTTCCCTTGTCTTTTGTGAAATTTGCATCTTTTAAAGTCCACTCATAATTGTATTTACTCATAAAAATTCCTAAATAAAAAAGCCTTTTGATGATATTCCTTTCTTCTAAATAGTAGAAAGCTGATACAAATATCATCAAAAGGCTAAATATTATTACTTATTAGGTATCAGGCTAATCAGTAATAATATAATAGTGAAATAATTTTATTATGTCAAGTTTATTCTTTTAATAAATATTTTGGGGTGTCATCTGGAAGTCTGTTAGTTGTTGATTTTGGAAGTGTTAAAAATGATTTTTTCGGGTGCGTTCCAAAACCTTTATCTGGTTTTATATTGTTCGGGTTTTGCTTGCTCTTTGGCGTTGGTTTTATGTTTCTTGCCTCGGCTACTCTTTTACTAATTGGTATTATCTCGGCTGTGCAATTAAATCCGTTCGGTGGAAATGTTGAGTCGAATCCACCTTTTTCTCTTATCTCATTTTTTAAAGCTTTACAAATTGGATGATCTCCAATAACAACCGTATATTTTTCATATGCAATAAATTTATCTAGCCTTTTCATTTCTTCATAATTACCATACGAATAAGCTGTATTTTGATTTGTTCTGAAAACAGTTTCCCAATAACTCGCCTTAGTTACTAACTTTTCTAAATCACCTTTGTTTATCTGTTTTTTAAATTCATTTAACCCTTTACCACTTCCTAGAGTATTTATAATTATATTATTAACTCTTGTGACAAAATCTGTATAGCTCAATACTGATATTATACGTGCTTTCCTTTGCTCACTTAAAACAGTTTTGAATATATCTCCTGTCTTAAGTTGCATTTGTTTTAAAAGGGTTTCAATTGCGCCGGTTGGCGTGTAGTCAGGTTCTGCAAATTCTATAGTTTCCGCTTTGTTATCTTTTGCAATAGTATTATATATAGATTTACGCCCCCACAAATATGAAATTATTTGCATTTCTGAAAATAAATCTGACATTTCATCAACGCTTTTTTTAGCAGGGAATTGTTTCCCAGTTTTTAAATATCTTAATGATTGCTTTTCGGAAAGGTCAACAATTTTCTTTTTGATAGGCTTTAAAATTGAATCTAAATCTTGAACTTCCTCGCTCGCCCCTTCTATATATTCAGTTTTAGAATTTTTTTTTTACTCTCTTCAAATTGTTGCGTTTGAGGTTGCTCTATTGTTAGAATATCACTTGGATTTGTTGCTCGTGGCACGAATTTCGACCATTGTTCAAGAGATATATTTTTATCTCCAACTTGAACGGCTTTTAATAAGTGATCAAATTCGTATCTTTCACCCCTGTCATATTCATAATTGACTTTTATATCACTTCTATAATTTACCTTTATAATCCAGTTAAAAAACTGATTTAAATAAAACTCGAAAACTTCATTGTCTGACTTTGCGATTTTATCAATAACACTTTCAGCGGTTTTATCTGAACTATAAGCGCCTTTCGTTTGCGTGTCTGTAGTTCGTCCACTTCCAAGAATTAAATTTGATATTGCCGTATTAGCTAAATTGATTGATTTCTCAAAATCAACAGCCGAACCGCTAGCTTGTAATGTTTCCAAACTTTCAACGTTTCCTATTGTGATTCCTGCTCCTGATCTTAAAGCTTCTATTTCTTCTGAAAGTGCATCAATGTATGTTTGCATTTCATCCATGTTGCGCGTATCTTTTAATAATGCAACTACTGAAGGCACGCCAAATTTATCAAGCAATTGGTCAAGTAATATAATACAACGCTTTTTAAATACAACCCAGTTGTAAATTGTTTTAGTAAATATAGATCGTCCGTGTGGCGCATCTGCATCCTTGTCGTATTCATAGATTAAAAACTTATATGATGTATCAATGTCCTCGCCTGTATTCGCTTTTAATTGGTCGTCTAACAGATCAAAATATAGATTTTCTCCATATCCTACTTTATGAAATAGTAAACTTTGTAAATTATATGTTCTTTCTTGCCAAATAAATTCAAGCGCACCCGCTCCATAAGACATTGCCTTAGTAATAAAGTTAGCAATATAACGCTTGTATTCTCTGAAATAATTATTTAGATTCTTTAATAGTTCATCGTTTATATCTTCAGAATTAACAAAAGAACCTTTATAATCAAGCATATTAGCCGTTCGGATATTTAGCTTGCTTTTAACTTGATCATCTGTGGTAATGGTGTCTATTTCAGATATTTCAAGCTCTCTATCATCGTAAAGATATGTGTATTTAAAAAATTTCCCTGTTTGTATAGCCATTTTTTAACCTTTTATAGTAGATAAATAATTTAAAAGCTCGTCTTTTGTTGCTGTTGAGAAATTAGGGCTGTTTTTATCTGCTGTCATTTTTTCGTCATAACCCCAAATTCGCATATATTCCACTATTTCAGATTTAAGCATTTTATTTATATTTTCAAGTGTTTCTGGATCCGTGTATTCTGTTAATTTTTCTTGAATACTTGAATCTTGTGTATAAATATTTGAAATAGTATCATTTTTAAATTCATCAACAAAACAATATAATTCATTTGAGCTTGTAGGGTTGTTTCTTGAATATCCGCTATCTCTATGACCTATGAATAAGAGTGCCTTTTCTCCTTTTACTCTATAAGCTAAAAGATAATCTTTGAATAAAATATCTTCTTTACAATCTGGAAAGTTTTCCGGTACTTGCTGATCTAAAACAGACTTGTCAACTTCAACCCATGCTGTTAAATATTCCATTCTTATTTTATCGCTGTAAAGTTTCGGAAAAATACTTTGATAAATATCACCAAGCTCTACCCTTGAAATAGTATTGTTGTCTTGCGCTTCACATTTTTTCCCCAAATACATCATTCGCAACGCTAATTGTTGATAGATCACATCTTTACTATCTGAACTTTCTATCTTTTCTATAGGCATATATAAAAACATTTTAATTTTCTCCTTTTATGATTTAGTGATTTCGGCGTCGCTTCCATCGCTGTCTACTTCTCCTTGAATATCAATAAAAAACACTTTCATTGTACCCCCTAGAGAATCAGTTCTTGCCATTTGAATTTGAAAAGTATCGGATATATTGCAGTCAATAGTTATAAAGCTATTTGTTCTTGTGATTTGTCCTATATACTCTTTCCCACCGGCGTTTGTTTTGTCAAAAATAGAATCAACCCCGTTTGTAATTGTTAAGGTAGTCCATTCCGGAGTTGTCAAATTTGCACCATAGCCGTTTCTTATTAGCCTATATCTTAAAGTCAATTCATAAGCTGTTGAATCTAAAACATCGGGGGAGTGACTAACAACCTCTTGGAACCAATGTATATGTGGATAAAACACGATAGAATTCCCAATCATCATTTCGTGATTTATTTCTATATTCGTGCCTACTCTATCATTCGCAACAGATATACTTCCACCGCTTGCAAAGTCAATACAATTGTTATCATAATCATAATCAACTTTTCCACTTGTTGAGAGTAATCTTTTACCAAATAAATCTCCTACCATATCTTTCCAAGCTGTAGCCGTTCCAACTCTTCGAACAGTTCCGTCTGCTTTAAATTTTGTATGATTGACATTCGTACCAAATTTCTTTGTATAACTCATTTTTTATTACCCTATATTATAAACCAGTTAGATCCATCACTCATTAAAGTATAACTATCATAATCATTGTCAAGTACAAGCGTATCTTCTCCGTCGATTTTCTCGCTCCCTTCAGTGTCAATAGTTATTGAATTGGTTCCGGCGTTACCTCCGGTATCTTTAATTATAATAACTCTACCCTCTAAAGTTTGCGCAGTTGGCAAAGTTAAACTTGTGACTGCTCCGGTTGCAGTATATGAAACACCAATTAAAAAGTCTGTTACTAATAAATCATATGTAGCGCTATTAACATTTGTAAACGCTTTGACATTATAACCACCGTATGATTCAACAAAGTTAGCGTTTATCTTTGTTTTTTGCGTTCCCATTGTTGATAAATTATCTAAAGTTTGTATAGCCATAAATTAACCCCTTTTTAATCTGTCCAAGTTTCCGAATCTTTCCATATTTTCGAATCAACCCATAAATTTATATTATTATATCTGCGAATTATATTTAATTGTGCGCCTGTTTGCGCTGAACTATAAACAAGAAAATCTTTTCTTTCATTATCAGTTGCTATATTACAAAATATTTTATGTTCGCTATCAACATCTCCCTTAAGATCAGAATAGGCAATTTCTTGAGGAACTTCCGAACTGTAAAGGTAGCCTCTTGTAACGTCAGAGCTAATTAAAGCCGGTGCAACATATTCCTTGATAGTATTTTCAGAATTATTGTGATAGTTTCCCGCTATATTTCTTGATTGCCATGTATAGCCGGTTATAGTGTCCCCCCTTGTTTTAATACTGTCACCATTAACATCAAAAGGAACTCTTAATATTTTAGTTGGGTCGCTGTCTAAAGTCCAAAGATCAAAACCATCTGATAAATTACTTGGTTTTACTTTCCCAGTTGCATCATTTGACCAAAATGTCGATAGTGTTGCGTTTGTAATAGTTCCATGATTATCATTGCCAGATTTATCATAAACAATAGCTCCTGAACACTCAGAAAAATTATAACCTCTATCAAGATTGTCTAAATTTGCTATAACAAAACCTTTATTTGTTAGCGTTGCTATTTCTTCATCTGATTTAGAATCTGTATAAACACCTGATTCATACATAAATATATTATTATTATAAGAATCATCAAATGAGCATATTTGAAACAAGTTGGCAAAATTGTATATACTTGCTACTGTCTCAGTGCCTATTTGTTTCACACCATTAATAAACATTTCCATTAAACCATTAGTAACTCTACCTACAACATGGTAAATTGAATCTGTTAGCATTACACTATCTGAAGTTATACTTGGTGTCTCTATTCCGTTTGACGATACATAAAATTTAATTTTTGCATCTGTTGCATTCTTTGCTAATAAGAATGATCTCTTGCTTGATGTATTCCAGTCACCTATAATTCCTGTAAATCCAGAATGAAAACTACTTTTAGTTTTAAATTTTGCAAATACTGTCAAGTTATTATTACCACTAAAAGCATTTACACTACTCGCTACAACGCTATCATCAACTCCATCAAAATTAGCAACACTACTGTTTAAAATCTGTGCATTATATTTAACCCGTCCTTGATATAAAGTGTCAGGATCAGAAACAACACTTTGATAATTAGAGTCTAAAGGAATTAACCCGTCAACGCCTGTTTTTAAAGCATAACCAAAATTATTTTGATAAGAATAAAAGGAATTGTCTTTTGCATGCCAGTTTAAAAGAGTTGCACCCGTGATAGTTCCATCCGGCAATGCGCTTGCGTGGCTTTTATTTGAATTATAACATACTGTCCCGTCTTGCTCGTCACACTTAAAAAATCCTATTATCTCACCGGCTCTTTTAATTGTAACCGCTCCGACTTTTTCGGTATTTGCAATAACTAGATAATCATTTACTGTACAAGTTGGGGTGTCAGAATAAGCAGGAACTTCTATTGTGTCAGTTGTTAAAAGACCGGTTATTACTATATGCGCCAAAGGCTCGCCTAAATAACACCGCCCCTCTTGAATCGGTCTTGTTTCATTTCCCATTCTATCGACACTTTCCCAAATACCAGAGATTGCATTTTTTACTGGAAGCTGTGATAATGTCCATTGTAAAAGGTCAGCTTTTGGCAAGCTTAATCCCTCTTGGCAATAGTATATTAAAAATTCATATAATGAATGCATTATTGAACGCCTGTAATTTCATTTTCTAGTAGATCAGCACCACCAAATTTTTGAATTTTTTTTAATTGTCTAGCTGGATAAACACGCCCTGCATCGTAAATAGTTTTTGAAAAGACTCCGTTTTCTCCTGCTGTCTCATATTCTCCATATACATTACATATAATAAAAGAAAATGCCTGACTATATTCCGTTTCTGCTCTTAAATCATATAAATCTGTTGTATCACCCATTGACATATTTAAATCCTTTTTTTTATTAAATATTTATCTTTTAACTATACTAATTTTTAAGGCTTTTATCAATAGACAAATACAGACAATCAATTTTTATAATAGCTTTTTTTATTAAACTTTCTTTTTATCTTTGCTATTACTGGCTTATTAGTCCCAAAAGTCTTATTTCTTGTGTAAATTCCATATCTAACAGCATCCAGCGCATCATCAAACAACTTTACCGGCTCATCTAACACACGCCCGTCTTTTGTTTCCTTCCATTTGTATTTTGAAAGCTCTTTATTTAAGCCATAATTTGACTTTAAAGTGTAAATTTCACAACTTTTTAAAAAACTTATTCCTTCTTTTACTGAATTTTTACCTTTGTAAGCTTCAAAAATATTATATCCTGCATTTCTTAAATCTTTTATCATTTCCGGTCTTGCATTATCGGCGTAAATTTCTGCTGTTTTTGATATATTTAAATCATTCATTAACTTTATTAAATCAAAACTTGTCAATCCTGATAAGTAAATTTCCTCTTCAGTATAGAATTTTTTTTCATCTTCATATATTTTTATTAACGCAGTCGGGTGATTGAATCCAAAATCCAAGCCATAAAAGAAATTATCTTGTTTTATGTTGTCGTAATTATCAACTGTCTTAAAATGCTTATATATGATGCCTTTAGTTAAAGAACCCCACTTATTAAGAACATAAATATTATAATAGTTTTCATCCTCTTCTTTCATGTTTTCAAGTACTTGCTTATAGTCCTCATCTAAAAATTTATTGTTTTTGTATGTAGTTTCTAATATAAATGTACTTGCAAGCTTAAATTCTTTATCAAAAAATGTTTCTTTTAACCAATGAAATTCAGAAATAGGATTGAATGAAGTAAAGAACTCTGGAAATATTAGATTTCTACCTCTTAGTCTTAACAATAATTGAAGTAAGTCCCTTTTCAATGCTTCATCCGTTTCTTCAATCCATATATCTGTTATATTTGCGATTGATTTTAATTTTGCCACATCATCAAGTCCTAGAAATATAAACTCACTTTGCAAAAGTTTTATTTCTAGATTTGATTTATTTATTTTTGCGAATTGTGTTAATTGCAACCGGTCGATCGCATCAATAATACTTGCAAAAGTGGAATGTCGAGAAGTACGCCCGACTTTTCGCAAGATCAATATTTTTCTTTTACCATATTTTTCATTTATAGCTTTTAAAGTTAAATATGTAGATATGAAAACAGATTTTCCCGAGCCTGTCAGGCACCCCCTTTTAAAACTTTTACTTTTGATAGATTTTTAAATAATGGTAAATATGCAGTATTGAAAAAGTTTGCATCAATATTAATTTTATTTGCTGTTGTCATTTATCTCTCTAATTTATTTTTCATTTGTCTTGATTTTTGCGGGGTTTTACTTTTAACAATTAGGTTATTTTACATAAGTCTCAAATAATACATAAATCAACCCGTAACAGAATACATTAAACAGTATAACAGATAAAATATATCTTGTTCTAGTATTTTTCTTCATCTTCATTAACTCCTGTAATGTTTATACTAATCCCGTCGATTTTTTCGCCTTTTGAAGTATTGAAAAACTTCTTGTTTATATTTAATATATTCTTATTCAAAAGCTTTTTTATTATTTATTAAATTTATCAAGTAATTATATTCGTTTACCCAGTCCGTCGGAATGCTTTTATTCGCTAACATGTACCTATTAAAAACCGCTTTTATATCTTCTATCCTTTCTTCATACCCTTTGAATAAGTGCGCAGGTGTCAAACCTAAAGGAGGCTTTTTAATATTGTTCTCGTTCTCGTCTGTCTCAATGAAAAACACCTCATATTTTTCATTTTTATCTATTTTGTCAATTATACCCTCGCTAACTTGCATTGTTATTGTTGATTTCTTCATCTTCATTAACTCCTGTAATGTTTATGCTAAACCCGTCGATTTTTTCACCTTTTGAAGTATAGTCATGCTTTTCTGCTTCGTCATATCCTAGCATTTTCTTAATGTTTTCAAGCGCTTTTTGTTTATCATAAAGCTTGATTTTAACCTCTTCAAGCTCCACGCCATCGGCTATTTTACTTACTCGTGTTTGAATCTCTTGAATACAAGATTTTTGATCTTTTGTTAACTCTTCAAATTTTTTTCGAGAAATCCAAGTATTATGATATTCAGCTATTGAAGAAAAGGCAATTTTCATAAACTCGTTTAAAACTTTTAGTCTTGAAATCCCTGCTTGTTTCTCAAGGTCGTTTTGTATCTCTTGGATATATTGTTTAATTTGAGGTTTTCTGAGGTTCTCAACGCCTGTTTGATATGCTGTTTTTTCAGAATATCCAGCTTTTTTTGCTGACCTTGTGGCGTTCCAATCGATTATATATTCTTGACAAAATATTTTTTGTTTTTGTGTTAGTTCTTCTTTACTCATTTTATTAACCAGTATAATATTTTTTTAAATAAATTCACTTTCCTTTTTATTTTTACACCTGCAAACTTGTTAATTCATTTATTACTATATCACCATGAATCATTGAATGATTTTTTTCTTGAATATACCCGTCTACCATTCTATTATTTATTTCCATTTTATACAACTCTTCCCATGTTGGCATATCTGAAAACAAGCCTTGAATATATTCCATATCTTTTTCGCTTATTTGATCTTCTTTTTCTTGCATCTTTACGCCTTTATTATTTTATTTATTCTTTCCGTTTGGTTTTTCTTTTTCAACTTAATTAAGCACCCGAAACATATATTTTGCTTTTTGTCTTTTCTAGGATTGCATATTTTACAATTAGAAGGGTAACTTTTCATTCTTTCACCTCTCTTTATACTTTGCCTTTCACCTTTTTACTTTCAAGATATTTAGTAATTACTTCACCTGTTACAAGATTTAAACCTGTCTTAAAGTAAGTTAATTCTTTATTTTTTAGCTTTCTTTCAATTGTTTTAGTAGATACACCAAAAATTCCAGCTACTTCGTCCATTGAATAAAGCTTGTTTTTTATCACATCGTATTTAATACGGTTTTCAAATCTGCTTAATAATTCAATTACAATTTCTTCATCTTTTAATATTTCTTTACATTCTTGTAATAGTTCAAAATCTGACAAATCATAAAACATTTTTACTTCCGTTTAAAAATTATGTAATAATACAATACTGCTAACATGATGAATAATATATATAAACTACTTCCTAGTACTAAAATATCATTTACACCCATTTTGCAATTCTCTTAAATGTTTTCAAATAATGCTTATAGCTGTTCATTTTAGGACTTGATTCATTTTTCTTATACTCGTAATAATCAACTATAAAACCCGCTTTTATTTCGTTATCGATGTCTATTCTTATGTCATCATAAAGTAAATATCCTAAACTTAATTTTACAAAGTTATTTTCAAAACTTTCAAATTCCATATTTTGCTTCTTACAGAATTCTTTTACATATTCTTTTTTTAATTTGTCGAATTTTTCTTTTAATGCTTTTTTCATTTTTTAACCCTCTCAAAATATTTATTTATTACTTTTATTGCCTCTTGGCAACCTTTGCAAACTTCAACTTTATAATTTTGATCTTTTAAAAATTCTATCCATTCTTTCTGTTCTTTTGAAACTGTGCCACCTGACACCCTTTTAAGCTCTATATATAACCCATGTTTATTTATGCTAGGATACGGAATTACAATATCACATATCCCTTTTGATTTCCCCATTGATTTTAATTTATTTTCTATTGAACATATAATTCTACTTGCTAAAGATTGATTTTTTATGATAGCTCTTATAATTCCAGAAAATATATTTTCATTCATTGGAGCATAATGTTTAATATTTTTTAATTTTAAATATTTTACAAGCCCTTTTTGCTCTTCTGACTCTAAAGGTTCTTTAATTTTCATTTATAATCTCTTTTTTATATCTAAATATTTACAAACTGCTTTTTGTTCTTCATGTTCTGAATTTTCTATCTTTTTATTTTTGTATTTGCTTAGTTTTAAATTTTTAGATATAGTACTAAACATATTTACCGGTTCGGGATCAAACATTTTCTTAAATTTTATATAATCTATTGCCACATTTTCCTCTTAACACTTTATTAAAAGCCATTAAAACGGCTTGTTATAATTTTGTTATGCTTCATTTTGCAGAAGCTCTGGATTTTCGTGAATATTACCGATTATTTCAAAATGCTTAGATGTTTCATCTAGCCAATATCCATTTTGAGCACTATTGCTGTTTGTCGGTTTTAGTCTAAACCCACCGAGTTTAAAATAAATTTCTCTATTAGCTCCTGACATCATTCCGAACTCTTCCCAATCATCAGGAATTTTTACAATATCTCCTTCATAAATCTCTTTATCATTACAATCTTTTAATCCAGTGTATTGTTCTAGTCCATATCTATCATTTAATTCTTCTAGTTGCTGATTTATATCACACCTAGAGTTAAATATTAAATCTGGATTATAATTAAATTTTCTACTATTTTTATCCCATATTCTAAATCCTATTCTTCTCATTTTAAATCCTTTTTCTTTTTAGATATAAACGAAGCATAACATTTTGTTTCAATCAACTTCGTTCCTCAGTATGCTTAATACAATTTTTCGTTATAAACAACTACCAATCACGTTTTGCCTGTCTCTCACATTCATATCTACACCAAGATTCTTGATACTTTGCTCTTCTTCCGTATTTTCTATGCAATTTTTTCATTTCTGGTAGGTTATCACTGCAAATTGTAAACCAGATGTCGTGCCAAACATAATCAAACTTAACTCCCTTTTCTGGCTTATATTCAAAAGCATCTGCATTTATAACTTTAAATCTTTTGTCTTTTTCGTATGTAGGAGCTACAAGTTTTATTACATCCTCATTTATTTCAATCACGGTAATACTTTCAACATCTTCTTTATTTAATAAAGCCTGTACTAAAACACCTAACCCCAATCCATTTACTAAAATATCGCCATTAGCTTTAGAAACGAAACTTGAAAAATCTCTAATTTCATCAGGAGTGTTACTCATCATAACTTCACCATTTATATAAAGTCTTTTATACTTTCCTTTTGGAACAATTCTACCAGATCTATAAAAACCCCCTAATTGCCTATTATACTCTTTATCTCCAATAGTGAAGCTATCAATTTTTACATTACCATATTCTGCATCAGGCACATCTATTTTAATCATCTATTCCTCCATTTTTAAGTTAGACCGCAGTTTATAACACTTTAGTCCTGTTTACTCGTTCCTCGCATCCAGTGCTAAGTCTGCCGTTATATTCCATACTGTTGATATATATGATCGCCTTTCTCATTTAGCTTTTCAAGTGTGTTATACATTTTATTATCTCTTATTTTATTTTCTATCATTGCCAAACTTGATAAAATCCCTTTTAAATATCTGTAGCAATGATTTAAACACATTAAATCACTATCAAAATCTTTTTTATAAGCTTCATTAACTTTGATTTTATAGCCGTTGGACGTCCCTATTACTCTCAGCTCTAAACTTGAATTTAATCGTTTTATTTCGCTCTCTAAACATAATATATTACTATTTGATATTTTCATTTGGAATGGCCTCTCTTTTATTTCTATTACTATAATTGATATTATCCTTCTCCTTCTCCATATCCATATCCAGATCCAGATCCATATCCAGATCCATATCCAGATCCAGATCCAGATCCTTCTCCATATCCAGATCCATCTCCAGATCCATATCCAGATCCAGATCCATAT